ATTGATGAATAATCCATGCACTAAAGTCCTTATTTCCTTTAGAATCGCCCTAACCGTGGACAAATAATGCCTAAACTACCCAAATATCCTATTTACATTCCCACTAAAGGCAGATGGAATACTCCATTCACTATAAAAGCCTTCCAAAAAGACGAAGTTCCTATATATGTAGTTGTTCAACCGCAAGAACTGGAAGAATACGAAAAGCATTGTTCATCTCCTACCACAACCTTCCTTACCCTGCCTTTCAGTAATCCTGTAGACGAAGAAGGAAACCCATGCGGTCTTTTAGCAACTCGTAATTGGATAATGGATCACTCCATAGAATTAGGCGCAACTCGCCATTGGCAATTTGACGACAATCAAGATAAATTCATGCGGTATTACAAAGGGAGAAGCATCCCAATACAATCCCATCTTGCTTTAAGAATCGTTGAAGATTTCACCGACAGGTACAAAAACATAGCAATATCAGGTTTCGATTACGAAATGTTTGTCGTAAGAGGAAAACAAACACAACCATTCACACGCAACTGTAGAGTTTATTCAGCTTCACTCATAAACAACGAAGCAAACATACGTTGGAGACTCCGATACAACGATGACGTAGACATCTGCCTCCAAGCCTTATCAACAGGATACTGGTCAACCATTCTGTTCAGAGCAGTTCACATCCGCAAAAGAAAAACCATGACAGTAAAAGGCGGCAACACAGACGACCTTTACCAAGATGACGGAAGAAACATAATGGCACGCTCATTAGAAAGAGTATGGCCGGGAGTTGTCAAAACCAAAAGAAGATTCAACAGACCACAACACGTTGTCTCACACTCATGGGGACATTTCGACAACCCATTAATACCAATAGAAAACCCCGAACCCACACCCGATTACCCAATGCAGATAGAAGGAAACCCAAAATCCAAATCATTGCGTAACGCACTTGACCTCTGAACACTAAGGTCTGAACATGGAAAATAGAAAAAACAAAACGATTGTGACAGGTGGAGCAGGTTTTATAGGCTCACATCTCGCTGAAAAACTGGTTAAACGAGGAGATGAAGTCCTTGTAATAGATAATTTCTCTACTGGTTCATTAAAGAATCTTGTTCAAATAGAAAAAGAAATAGAAATTATCAATATGGATATCGCTAATCCTTTAATAAATGATTTGGTGAGAAGATTTAAACCTGATGTTGTTTTTCATTTAGCCGCTCAAATGGATGTACGCCACTCTGTGGGAAATCCACTCGATGATGCTTATACAAATATCATAGGTTTGCTTAATGTTTTAGAAGGAGCTTGTAGCGAAACATTAAAGAAAATAGTTATCGCTTCTTCAGGGGGAACAATTTATGGGGAATTGGATAAAACACTTATTCCAGTTAAAGAAACGGCTGTTCGTAAGCCTTTATCGCCTTATGGCGTAGCAAAAGTAGCAGGCGATCTTTATTTAGACGCTTATCGCTTTCTTCATGGATTATCAGGAACGAGTCTCGCTTTGGGGAATGTATATGGTCCTCGACAAGATCCTTTAGGGGAAGCAGGAGTAATTTCTATTTTTGCAGGAACTTTATTGGAAGGTAAACAGGCAGTTATTTATGGAGATGGGAAACAAACAAGAGATTTTATTTACATTGATGATGTGGTGGAAGCTTTTTTAAGTGCCGAAGAATATGAAGGTGAAGAACTTTTCAATATTGGAAGCGGTGAAGAAACTTCAATAAACGAATTACATGAGATGTTGGCTTCAATAATAGATCCTACTGCTGAACCGAAATGGGAAAATAACCGCAAAGGGGAATTACAATACTCGGCTTTAGATTCTTCATTGGCACAATCGAAACTTGACTGGAAACCTGTTATTGACTTACAGGAAGGTTTAAACCGTACTGTTAATTGGTTTAAAACAAAGGAATAATGCTATGCAGAAATTTCCTATATATATCCCCAGCAAAGGAAGGGCAGAACGTAGCAGAACTGTAGAAGAATTAGAAAAAGGTAACTGCACAGATTATTTCATAGTTGTTGAACCGCAAGATTATGAAGCGTATTCGGAAGCCCATCATGAAAAAAACCTTCTTTGCTTAGATAAAAATGATGAAGGAATTTATTACGTGCGTAACTTCATTCTTCAACATGCGTTAAATAACGGTTATGAATACGTTTGGCAGGTTGATGACGATTTGCAATTCGCAAGACACTCAAAAAACAGTAAACCTATCCTTAAACCTATTCACCCAACAGAAGCTTTTATAGAAATAGAACAGGTTGTAGAAAAATTTTCCAATATTGGAGTGGCAGGTGTAAGAGACAGCACTTACGCTTGGAGCCAACCTGAACGAATCAGTATAAACAAACAAGCATCGGGCTGTTGGTTAATAAAAACAGATACAGGATGCAAATTCCGAAAAGACATCATCGAAGATACTGATTTCAATATGCAAATACTTGTAGCAGGATACTGCACGCTCAATTTCAATCGTTTAGTTTACGTTAATCCACCTACAGGAACTGTTGAGGGAGGAAACAGTAACGTCAATTTTCTTTTACAGCAAAAGAATTTGGTAAAAGCGTGGCATGGATGTTTCACTTTGAAATACAACAGAATAGGAACTGTTCATACAGAAAACCTCAGTTCACGAATAGCTCCAAGTCGGATATGGAGCAAATTTCCTCAACGCCCTAAACGAAAGGTTTAATTATGGCTAGAGGACAATCACCAGCATTATCTCCTGAAACGGCTGAAAGATATAGACAAGTCGTACAAATGAGAGCCGCAGGTTTAACATTTGACCGTATCGCTCAAGAATTAGGTTACGCAAGCCGTTCAGGTGCTAAAGAAGCTTATGATTCTGCCTTGCAATCTTGGGGAAGGGAAGCCGTTGACAATTTAAGAGTTCTAGAAGGCGAACGTGTTGATGAATTGTGGCGCAGAACTTTCGCTCGTTTATTAGAAGCTGACCGTAATCAAGCAGAAATAAACGAATTTCTGAACATTGTTATGACTGCCGTGAGAATTTCTAAAAGAAGATCAGAATTATTTGGTTTGGATGCTCCTCGCCAACTTGAAGTTACTGGTGCAGGAGGAGGAGCTATCAGGACTGACATAGGAGACTTACTTATTTCTCGTTTAGAAGAATTAAGAGAAAAACAAGGTCCTTTAGCAGAAAATCTTGATCAAAAGCCCCTGTTGGATGCAATACCCTCTGAGAGCGCCACAGAGGAGTCCTATGATGAGTAAACCATATAGTAATGTGTTCACTCAAAAAGAACTTAAAAACGCTTTAGAAGGGCTGTAAATGGCAGAATTATCAGTAGTTGAAGAAATTTCTCGCCGAACAGACCCAAATCTGCTGTTTGAAGGGTTAGATCCTGAACAAATAGAAGCTGTGATGCACGACTGGAGACTTTGGCGCAGACCGAAACAAATAACCCCTGAAGGAAACTGGAGAGTTTGGCTTATTCTTGCAGGTCGTGGTTTCGGTAAAACACGCACAGGATCAGAATGGGTAAGGGAGCAAGTTGAAGCTGGTAACGCAAAACACATAGCACTTGTCGGTGCAACAGCCGCAGATGTCAGAGACACTATGATAGAAGGCGAATCAGGTATTCTGTCTATTTTCCCTGATGGGAAACGACCACGCTATGAACCTTCCAAAAGGCGAATAACTTTCCATAACGGTGCAATGGCTACTTCTTATACAGCGGATGAACCTGACCGCCTTCGTGGTCCCAACCATGATTTGGCTTGGTGTGATGAGTTAGCCGCTTGGAGGTATCCACAAGCGTGGGACATGCTTATTTTCGGTTTGCGTATCGGGAAACACCCTCAAGCATTAGTCACCACCACTCCTCGACCAACAAAAATAATCATGGATTTGGTTAAAAGAAAAGGTAATGACGTTGTTGTCACACATGGCAGTACTTTTGAAAATAAAACTAATCTTGCGGCTTCATTCTTTCAGGAAATAATTGAACGATACGAAGGCACAAGATTAGGCAGACAAGAATTACATGCAGAAATTCTCGATGATGTGGATGGCGCTTTATGGAATCGAGACATGCTTGACGATGCAAGAGTAACTGAAATGCCTGACTTGAAAAGAATCGTAGTTGCTATTGATCCTGCTGTTTCTTCCCATGAAGGTTCTGCTGAAACAGGAATAGTAGCCGCTGGAGTAGATGAAGCAGGGCATGGATACATCCTTGAAGATGTTTCAAAAAGAGGCACACCATTGGAATGGGCTAACGAAGCTGTTGCGGCTTATAACAGATTGAAAGCAGATCGAATAGTCGCAGAAGCAAATCAAGGTGGGGACATGATACGCCACACCTTGAACACGGTGGATAAAAATATTCCTTTACGTCTCGTTCATGCAAGTAGAGGAAAAAGAGTTCGTGCAGAACCTATAGCGGCTTTATATGAACAGCATAAAGTTCATCACGTTGGTTCTTTCCCCGATTTGGAAGATCAACTTTGTTCTTGGGTTCCTGATGTATCTGCTTCACCTGATAGGTTGGATGCTCTAGTATGGGCATTAACAGAATTAATGATTGATGGAGCAAGACATCATCCTGCTGTTGCACCTATTAATATTGAGCAAGTTAATCCATGGATACCGCAATGAGTGAAAAAGTAATTTTAACGGATGAAGATACACCGTTTGGTCGTTTACAATTCGATCCGAAAAAAGGAACAACTAAAATGGTTTTCCCGAATGGTGTAGATACACGCCGAACTATTCCGTTACGTAAGAAGTACAGGAAACAGTCTTGAATAGAAGCATTAAATATGGTATTGATGTAAGATCAAATTATGTCTTTAACTGACGACTTCCAAAAAGCCGCACCTGCTTCAACAGACATGGGTGAAGTAGGCTCCACAGGGCTTGTCCAATACGGCGGTGAGGTGCAAGAAGATTTCCTTCGACAGCTTCAGGGCAAACGAGGTTATGCCACATATCGGGAAATGTCAGACAACCATCCTGTTATCGGCTCAATTCTTTATTCAATAGAAATGCTTGTAAGAGGAGTTAATTGGACTGTCACACCTTCAGATCCTAACGAACAACGGTCAGTTGATGAAGCACAATTCGTTTCAGAGTGTATGAGTGATATGTCACATTCTTGGGCAGATACTCTTTCATCTATTCTTTCAATGTTGCAGTTCGGTTACTGTTACAACGAAATTGTTTACAAGAGAAGAAACGGAGTGGACAGGGAAGATTCAAGTGAACGGTCACAATATAATGATGGGCGCATCGGTTGGCGTAAATGGCCTATAAGAGATCAGTCAACAATCATCCGTTGGGACTTTGACAATAATGGTGGAATAAACGGCGCTTACCAAATGAACCCACTTGCAGGCACAGGTGAGGTTTTCTTACCGATAGAGAAATGTTTATTGTTTAGAACAACCACTAAACGAAATAACCCTCAAGGCAGGTCAATTCTTCGTAACGCTTTCGTGCCGTGGTATTTCCAAAAACGAATAGCAGAGATTGAAGCTATCGGTATTGAACGTGACCTTGCTGGTATGCCAGTTGCTTTAGTTCCACCACATCTACTTTCTGATAATGCAACCGCTCAGGAAACACAAGCTTTAACTGCTATTAAACAAATGGTGAGAAACATACGCCGTGACGAACAAGAAGGAATTGTTTTCCCTCTTGCATACGACCCTGACACTAAACAACTTGCTTACGATCTGAAACTTTTAACTTCAGGTGGGCGAAGGCAATTCGACACTAACGCTATTATCGCTCGTTATGATGCTCGCATAGCGATGTCAGTTTTAGCTGATTTCATCCTTTTGGGACATGACCAAGTAGGAACTCAAGCTCTTTCAGTTTCAAAGATTCAATTATTCTCGGATGCTTTAGACACTTGGGTAACAGGAATAGCTGATGTTATTAACACACACGCAATTCCACGCTTGATGAAATTAAACGGTGTTGATGCACAGTATTGGCCTAAAGTCGATTATGACTCACCACGACAGGTTGACCTCTTGGCTATAGCAGATTATGTACAGAAACTTGCAGGAGTCGGAGCTATCCTGCCTGACGAAGCGTTAGGTGAGCATTTAAGAGATATTGCAGGGCTACCGCAGGAGGAAGCGGAAAGCATAGACTAAATGGCTGGCGAAATAAAGGTTGGTCTGTCTAAAAAGATTCACCACATCCCACTTTCTTGGGATGTTAATAAAGCTAAATCTAATCATCAGCCTAAATTCCGACCTGTTGGTGACGCAATACTTCGAGGCAGAGAAAAATCTGTAGGTAAAATAATGGAACA